GCGAAGCTGCAAGGTCTTTTTCCATAGCCGACGGAGTGTGTTTCTTGGCTCTGGGCTTTGAGGATTTGGATTTTGCCATTACTTTGTCTCCCATAATTTAGATTGAAATTGATTTTCACTAACTATATATAAAGTATAACGCATTCTAAAAATAATGCAAATGAAAAATGGGAATAACTACAAAATTCATAAAATTTCCGCTTTACATAACTCCAGTAATTATAACACCTTACAGAGCTCCCAGTTGCCTCTCTACCAGATACCGAGTGGTATTGGTAGCAACCGAGCTCTTTCAGCCGTTAAATCTATAGCTGGGAACCCGTTTTTGCTTACATTATTTTTCCAGCAACTATTTTGCCATTAGGATGGTCAATTTTTAGTTTTTTCAGCTTACCTGTTATTAGCTTACCATTTACTTCCATCGTTGTATTATCTCCCGCAGCTTCGCTCCAATTGTTTTGGCTTACTCCTAATCCTATTTTTATAGGTATTCTAAATTTTACTGTTGTCTCTTCCATTAGCTCAGTTTCGTATTTATGCAATTGAGGATCTAACATCGCATCAAGTGGAGCCTCATCTAATAATTCATCGTGGACATTAGCGGAGAGTTCTATTCCCCAATTTCTTGAATCTGAATTATAGCGAGGAGAAATAGCTACTGTTCGTTCCTTCATAATGTCTGCCGCTCCGCCTTGAATAATTGTATTGAATGCTTTGTAGGAAGCTCTTCCTGGCAGATAACGGCGACGACCATAAGCATTAAAAACAAATCCTCTCATAGAAGCAACCTCTACAGCTTTTTTCGCTGTTCTTTTAATCCCAGGCATCTGTAGATGATACGCTTCATAACTTGCATCTGCGTGAGTACGGCACATCTCTTGAAATTTATGGCCTCTTAAACTTGAATCTAACTCTCCAGCTTCTATTAGTTCATCAACTCTTTCTGTCATAATGTCAATTATATGTTCATTAGACATAAGCCTTTTCATTACAAGTTTTTTTCCTGCTCCATAAGCCATTCCAAAATTCAATGTTTTACCTGATTTCCTATCTATCATTAGTAAAACAGCAACCCATTGATGGAAGTCAGTATTAGGATCTTCGTTGTATGCTTTTATAGCTTTTTCATCTTTTATATAATGGACGATTAAGCGATATTCAATTTGTGAATAATCCATAGAACCAAAACCAAATCCAGGATGAGGATGGATAAGAGCCTTTGAACGTTGATTTTGTTGTTGAGAGCTTGGCTTACTACAAGACATTCTTCCAGTTCGTACAACTTGATTATAGTTAGGATGGATAATTCCATCTGCATTGAGCTCTAAAAACGTATCGAGATATAGACTTTTGAACTGCGACTCTTTACGGTATTCTTGAATAAGTTTTATTATCTGGAATAGCTTTGGATTATTAAGAACATCAGGATAAACTTGATATAATAATAAAGCTTCTTTATCAAAAGTAGGACGACCAGTATCGAAAGTTTGATGAGATTCTTTATCCTTCTCTTTTATTGTCGCTAAAATAGGAATCCCAAATTGCGTTATTAGAATATCATATATACATTCATTAGAATTAGTGAATTCTCGTCCAGCTAAATCAGCAATCTCTGTAGAGGTTCTTATCATTGTCCTCAAGGCTTTTACAGAAGCGATCTTGCATTCTGTTACATCGATACATAAGCCTCTTTTCTCCATATCAAATAAAATCGGAGTCAACTTTATCTCTGTCTCCATAACTCCTTTTGACTGTTCTGGTATTTTCTCTTGTAGATAACGATATAGTTCTCGGTTCATCTGTACATCATCACAGCAATATTCGCCAAGAAGGTCTATAGGAACATCTGCATAAGATTTAGATTTTATACTGTCTAAATAAGTTCGAACTCTGTCTAAACTACCTGTATCATAATGCAACCAATCTTCACAGAGTGGTTTTAATCCAAAGCCTAATCTATCACTATAATAAATTTTCGCAAGAACACAAGTACATATAAGACGACAATCGAATTCTACATCATCTCCAACGCTGAACATAAGAGCATCGAATTTCACCCAATGATTAATCCAAGCATCGCAGCTTTGCAATATGTCTCGGATCCAATCCATTACATTTTTTATTGGAAGATTTTTTGCGTTTGGACTGGTATGTCTAACAGGAATATACCAGACATCTTTAATATCATCCGCAGTAATACTAAAGCCACAGATCTTATCTCCTTTGAACGGATATAGACCTCCAACTTTATCATTATCGAAGACTCTCTGAGTTTCAACGTCGCAGAATATCTCTTTGCGATTTAACAAATTAGGAAGCTCAGAAAGCTCCTCGATAATATGAAAATTTCCTCTAATGGTTAGCATTTTATTTCCCGAGGCGCCATTTTTTGAGTAGCTTGTTTTCCTTATCTTCTATAAGTTGTTTTTTACTGCAATGGATGAGACTCCGGTCTAACATCGCTTTTGCATCGTGCGGTGGAGTTGCCCAATGCGTCGCAAGAAATTCGTATGCAACGAAATCTATTACATCAGAGTCGATGATGATATTTGCACAATTGACGCACGAAGAAAAAGTTGTGAGGAGAATAGTCTTAATGTAGCTTCTCTTGATTCTCAGTTTTCGCTGTTTCAAATATCTCATAATCGCTCTTGGTTCTGAATGCGAACAGCCACAAGCTCCCTTGATTCCAGAGCATTTATTTTTGGCTCCAGAGGCTCCATTCATAGCTGCAAAATGTTGGATCAAATCATCTTTGAGATTAACCTCTAAGATAACACATCCACAAGCCTTCCGTTTGCAGGTTTTATGCTTCCTTGCTTCACGCTTGATATCCTTAAAAGAGCACAGAATCACTTTTTTAATTAGATCTTCCATTGCCTTATCTCCCTTCGTGGCTCCTACAGAGGCCTCTAAAAGTTGTAATTGTAAATACGCTTCCATTTTAATTTATCCTTTCACTATATCTTTGTAATAAAGAATTTCTTTATCTTTCATAGCTTCAAATAATTCTCGTTCGTGAGTACAACCTAAAGAATCTGCCCATTCTGGAGCAAGGATTATACCATCAAAATTAGTTCTCGCAATTATAAGATCATCTAAGTCAATCCATATCTGTTGAACATCTTGTCCTATTAGTTTAGGAGAACAGCAATGTATAGGATAGTGATGAGCAATAGGTGAAAAAATAACATATCCTCGCTCTACCAATTTTGCTGAACGGACACAACAAATATTATAATTTGCTTCTTCACCTGCTATTCGAAAAGGACTATCTAAAGGATAACAAGTATAAGGATGAGCAAAATAATATAATTTTATCATTTCTTTTTCCTCCATCTAAGAAAACCTTCAATACAGATACAGAAAAAGACAAAATCTTTCAAAGCAAGTGACCAGACGCCGACTTGGTAGTGCATTCCAAAATATATTACATTTGAAACCATCCAAACAGGAAAGCAAATAATCATTTTACGATTATTTAGAATGGATCCTGCTAATGCAAAACATAAACTAATTAAACCTAAAATTTCAAAATAGCTCATCATATCCCCCTAAGAGTTGCTTGGATAAATCTACGTCTTCGTTCTATCCAACGTTCTGCTATTATTTTAACAAATTTATCTTCAACAAAATGACCTCCAGAAATATCAAACGCATAGTTAAAACTTGGACGCAATGGATGTTGACCCATAGCAATTTGTGTGAAAACAGAATTTGCTTTGCATAGAATTTCATTTGCAAGTAAATTACCTCTTTTATCTTTAGCAAGATGTTCTTTATACCATTTTTCATCTTCAGCAATGAATAAAACTACAAGTCCCCCAGCGTCTCGAATCCATTCATCGATATGATTCAAATGTTCGGCTGTAATTTTATCCTTGTGATAAGCGATAGCTCCAAGGTGAAACCTATCTTGTACTGTATAAGGATTTATCATTATTTGATAATCTTTATAAAAATCAAAATGGCCTTCGTTAGGACGAGATAGATGAGAATATATCACAGGATATTCGTCGTGATCCCAAATATATCTTATAAGTTTTTTAGCAAATGTTGTTTTTCCCAGTGCGTCACTACCTTCAATAATTAAAGACATTTTATTCTCCTTCTAATTTTTTCAACCAATATTTTATTTTAGCTATACTTATTTTTATACTTGTTCTTTTAGAGCATTTTCTTTTTCTTGAAGCTATTCCTATTTTCTTTTTAGCTTCTTCAGTGTGATGTTTCCCTAACCAATTTTTATTTCCTTTTGAAGATCTGCTTAATTTTTCTCGAACTTCTTTACAAGGTCTTCCTCCCTCTCCACCTTCTGTAAGATTATAACCATTAGGAATTTTTGTATTATAGGTAAAAATAGCAGCTTTCTCTACAATATTTGCTTCTTTTTTATTGATAGCTTCCCAAAGAAGTTTTATTTTGAAATGTCCATATTTCCTCAATGCTCTTCCAATAAGAGAATTATTTCTAAAATGACTTTGTAATCTTGCTTTTAGATTTATTGTCCAACCTATATAACTTTTCCCATTAGGAGCAGTTAATTTGTAGATATAATAAATTTTCATTGATCTCCCTCTTTTAATTCATCACACACAAGATTTTCAAGATCTTGATCTAATTTGCTATTGAGATATTTTTCTTTATCAGCATTTAACCGTTCACGTCCAATTTTTAAGGCTCTTTCAAAATTTGGAGGCTGCCAGTTTTTTCCTTTGTCTCGTAGCCGTATATTATCTTTCGTGCGTCTTTTCTTTGTCTCGTTAGACCTACAAACTTCTACACTGATTTCGTGAGCGGGAAGTGCATAGACTACTCCAGTTCCAATAACGACATATAAAGTATCACCCAATCCATCGGCAGCTTTTATTATGTCACCATTATTTATACCCTCCATCATCTCTGCTAATTCTTCTAACATAAGATGAATCCTGTAGAAAGAGTCTTTGTTCGCACCAGAAATTTTCCAGTACCGAATAGCTAATTTTGATAGCCAAGTCATTACTCTGCAGATGAGCCACATCAACAGCCAGCTAATATTTTTATTAGCTTGTAGAGGAATACCGAGAGGAAATTTGTGTTTTATGTGAAATTCGCTTACTTTTTTCTGTGTTTCTTTCATTTTAGAACTCCGCTCTTTTATCAACATTATCTGTAAAAGTTTCATCTATCAACATTTCTTTTAATGCACTTATAAAACCTGCTGATTTTACATATTC